TTATGGACAACCCCTCATAAGTCATAAAGGCAATGTAAAAGAGACGTATACCTACGACAAAGGTTTCCCTGTAAGTCAGCTGCTGCAAAATGAGGACAAGGCTATAGGCGCACTTACGTGGCAGTTTAACCCTCAAAAAGGACTATTAGACAGCCGTCAATACAGCTTTTGGGGTAAACAAGAGGATTTTAGTTATGATAATTTAGATCGCCTTACGGCTTGGGGCGATGCCAATACTCCGCCGCAAACCCATAGCTACGACGAACGGGGTCGCATTACCGAAAACAGTGTCATAGGTACCTACGAATACACACGTAATGGCTACCAACAACAAAAGCTCACCACCAACGAAGCAGGTGAAATCCATTTAGAAAAATACCCTTTACCCGTTATAAGATACAACGCTTTCAAAGCTCCTGAACAGATATACGTAAAGGATAAAGAGCGAATAAGCTATGAATACAACGCCTTTGGTGAACGTTCACACTGTTATTATGGTAATGCCGAAGTAGAAAAAGCCAAACGCCCAATGCTTAAACACTACAGCCACGATGGTAGTGTAGAAGTAGTATGTAACAAAACCGATAACAGCACCAAGTTTGTGTTTTACTTAGGCGGTAACGCCTATAGTGCTCCTGCTATACTCATTTCGGACGGTGAAGCTTCTAAGTTATACTATTTACACCGCGACTATCTTGGAAGTATTGTAATGCTCACCGATGAGGACGGCAACATCGCTGAAAGACGCCATTTTGACCCTTGGGGGCAACCCATAAAAATAGAAGATGGATCGGGAAAAGTGTTACAAGGTTTAACTTTATTAGATAGAGGCTTTACAGGGCACGAACACTTGCAAACTGTAGGACTTATCCATATGAACGGACGGTTGTACGACCCTGCGCTACACCGTTTCTTACAACCTGATAACTTTGTACAAGACCCTTTTAACACCCAAAACTTTAATAGATATGGCTATTGCTTGAATAACCCGCTACTCTATACTGACCAAAACGGGGAACTATTTCTACTAGATGATTTAATTGTTGGTGTAGCAGGATTTGCTTTTGGTTATGTTTATCACGGAATTACAACGGGAGATTGGGGTTGGAATGCCGTTGGAGCAGGAGGACTAGGTGCTGGAACTGCCTTGTTAAGTTACTATACAATGGGAGGATTTAGTCTCGCAGCAGGTGGAAGTCTTTCTGGTGGATTATCTTTTGCAGGGAATTATATGTTATCCTCTACATTTAACAGTTTTATGCCAAGTTTTAATATTCCTATATCTAATAATTTTTCTTTTTCAGCTTCTTTAGGATTAGGATTTGGTAGTGGAACATTAGGTTTGGGATTGAACACTTCTTTAAATTATACAAATGGTGATTTTTCGACATCTTTAGGCTGGGGTATTGGAAGTGGAAGTACAGGAGATTATTCTGGTTGGGGAGCAAGTGCAAGATATAAAGGCTGGGGCTTAGGTTACACTAGAACTAATTATTCAAGTGCTGACAATCAGGTGGTAGGAGGTGTCTCACTATATTTTAGAGATGTTTCTTTCCGTCTGGAAAATGACTTTTTTGGCGATGGACACGATCGTTTTCGTTCAAATGCTTTTGAACTGACTGTAGGTAACTTTACATTAGGGTCTAATTTATATAATAATGATGTAGGAGAAAATGCTGAATGGGTTAAAGGAACAATGCTTAATGGAAAACCTAATCGTCCATTTAAAGGTCAGGAAATGGGAGCTTGGAAAGAAGGACAAACTTATTCAAGTCCTTTATGGATTGGAGTAAAAGGAACTGGTTCTACTATTTATCGTTTTGGTTATAGCCACCCAATGGTACAAGATAGGACACAAAATGTAACTCATAAATGGGTGTGGTTTGCTAGAACTCATTTCTTTAATAGATATGATGAGTTTAAGAAAGGCTTTTATAATTACACTGGTTTTAACAATCCTTATTCATTATGGTAAAGATATTTAAAATATTAATTGCTTGCGTACTGCTTGTCTCTTGTGCCGATTATATCCCTAAAAGAGTAAGCAAGAATTTTTCCTATTGCTACGACCCTCATACGGATTATAGCAAAAATTCTCTTGTGAAATTCAATGGAATTTATAAGATTTGTTACTGCGATTCTATATCTATAGAATGCAATGAAAATTGCTCTTTTAAGTATATGAGATTCTTTCCTAATGGTATTTGTGCTACAAGTTCAAGAATAACTCATAATCTCAATTTTGAAAAAGAATTGATAGTAGATAATGATACTTTGTGTGTTTTTAACTTAGAAAATAGTGCTTATACTGTATCAAAAAATGTAAATGAATTTTATGGTCTTTATAAAATTTCAGGAGATACTATAAAAATGATGACTGTTAATGACCAAGTATGGCCTAATCCTTATTGGTATCATTCTGAATATTGGTATATTATTTCAGGTGATACTTTAAAAACAGTTTTTAGAAAAAGTTATACTCACGATAAGATGGCAAGTTATAATGAACCCTCTATTCATTTTATTGAAAAAAATATAAGCGTTACACCAGATGTATGGCTTAAACGTAAAAAATGGTTTTGGTGTAATTCTCAAGAATATGAAAAATATATGAAGAAAAGGAAATAACAACTATATTTGCTCCGCGACTATCTCGGAAGCATTATAATGCTCACCGATGAAGACGGCAACATCGCTGAAAGAAGACACTTTGCCCCTTGGGGACAACCCATAAAAGTAGAAGACAGTGCAGGTAACACCTTAGACAAACTCACCCTATTAGACCGCGGTTATACAGGGCACGAGCATTTGGCAAGCGTAGGGCTCATCCATATGAACGGACGCCTCTATGACCCTGCTTTGCATCGGTTTTTAATGCCTGATAACTATATCCAAGACCCTTTTAATACACAGAACTTTAATAGGTATGGGTATTGCTTGAATAATCCGCTGGTGTATAATGACATTACAGGAGAATGGTTTGGCATAGATGATTTGATAGCTGCTGTTGCAGGAGGTGTTATTAACTTGGCAGTAAATGCTATACAAGGAAATGTAACCTCTTGGGGTAGTGCATTGGGATATTTTGGAGTAGGAGCGGTTTCAGGTTGGGCTTCTCTTTATGTAGGTCCATTAGCTGTGGGAGCTATTTCAGGATTAGGAAACTATATAACTACACAAGTCTCACAGGGTGGCTGGAGTAGTCTTAATTTTGATGATGGTGTAACTGCTACAGCTATAGGTGCCGCTACTTCGTGGGCAGGGGCAAAGATTGGAGGATGGGCAACAAAAAATTTAGGAGGTATATTTTCTTCTATTAGTAGTCCTGTGCTAAGACAAGCTGCTGTTAATAGTGTAGGAGGCGCTGTATCAGGTTTTGCAATTGGAACAGCAGTTTCCTATATACAATATAAAGATTTTGATAGAGCTTTTTCAGAAGGAGTTAGAGGCGGTCTTATGGGTGCTGGCATAGGATTAACTACTGGTGCTATAGGCGGGTATAGATATGCAAAGGAAAATAAATTGAGCCCTTGGACAGGAAGGAATTTAAATAATGAAACACTATATCAAATATCAGATGGAATTAAAAGAGCTAAAGTTGCTGATATGTTAGGAATGAAAACAATAAGAGCTGAAGATAGTAGCACAAATAGTACATTTGATGTTCCTATAAAAAATCTGAGAATTACTTTAAAAGATCAGATCAATCTAACTCGTCAATCAGAGATTAATAGTTATAGATCTCTATTTAAGTTAGTTAACGATAATAAGTATATACCTATCTTCATTTCTCCTATTAATCAAGATATAGGTATTAAAGTGAAAGATTTTAAAGTAAATATAAAATTAAGTCTATGATACAAGAAGATAAAAAAGGCAATGCTATTTTAGCAATTCATTGGTTGGTAGTTGAAGCAAGAGTTATGACAGCTAATATGGCTACAAATGAAGAAATATATGATTTCTTGGATGAAATACATCGATTATTAGGATTCACCATTGCTAAAGAAGATCTTACGGATATGTTTGAAAATTATTTAAAAGATATATGTGATGAGCGTGGTTTTCAACGTATTTGGGATTATTACACAGGCAAACGCATTATAAGATATGCTAATGAAATAGAATGAAGTAAGTATGATACGAGAAGAGAAAAGGGACAATGCTGTTTTAGCTATACAACAATTAGTAATTGAAGCGAGAGTTTTTACAAGCCAACGCAGAGAATATGAAGAAATATATGATCTCTTAGACGAAATAGAATACTTAGCAGGATTATTACTTATAAAAGATAACATAACAGATACATTTGAAGTATTTTTAGAAGGTATATGTAAAAAGCGAGGTTTCCAACGTATCTGGGATTATTACATAGCGGCTTATGAGATTTTACAGGAAAAAGAAAATGAGAGATTTTCCGAATACTCTAAAATGGGGGTGATGTTGTATGGCGGATAGTGGAAATGTCGTGGCTATGGAAGTCAAGGTTGACGGGATAGACGAAGCTATATCAAAATTCAGTTCACTTGCAAAAAGTTTCGGGGAATTGTCACAGGCGGCTGAAACAGGTTCAGCTAGTAATGAAAAATTAGGAGAAAGTTTATCAAAAGCGGCAGATAGTGCTAACTCTTCAGGAGAAAAAGTAAAAAAACTAGGAGATGACGCACAAAAGACCGCAACAGATACAGAAAAACTTTCCAGTAATTCTAAAAAGGCTTCTGATGATGTGAAAAAACTAGGGGACGAAGCGGGAAAAAGTGGAGAGCAAATCAAGAAAGTAAAACCTGCTGCCGAGGGAACAGGAAATTCACTAATGAAAGCTTTTGGCGGTAAAGTAGCTTCGCTTATAAGTGCGATAGGCGGAAAACTTAAATTTTTAATAGAACCTTTGAAAAAAATAGGAAGTCTTGGAAAAAAGGCTTTTTCTTTTCTGACCGGGGGTCTTGGTGGAAGTATAGGAAATTTTGCTGGCAAGTTAAAGGATATTGCGAAGGCATCGGCTGAGGCTGGTGCAAGTGGCGGCGGAGTAGGAGCATTAGGTTCTGCTCTAAGTGGAATTGCTGGACTTGCGACTGGGCCTGTTGGAGCAGCTGTCGTCGGAGTAGCTGCCCTTACTGCCGCAACTGCTGGATTCGGTATAAAAGCGGTACAAGCTTCAGGAGAATTCCAAAAGGGGATGAACATGGTTTACACGATGTTGCCGAATGCTTCACAGCAAACTAAAGATAAATTAAGTAAAGATGTATTGGATTTGTCAGAAAAATATGGGCAGTCGGCTAACAATATATCAAATTCAATGTATCAAGCTCTGTCTGCTGGAGTTAAAGCTAATGATGTTAAGGGATTTTTGGATGTAGCACAACAAGCAACTATTGCTTCCGGGCTAGATGACACAGCGGTCGCTGTGGACGGTATAACTTCAGTTGTAAATGCTTTTGGAGAGAAGAATATAAGTGCCAAAAAAGCAAGTGACCTAATGTTTACAGCAGTAAGAAAAGGTAAAACTACCTTTCCAGAAATGGCGAGCAGTATTGCTCAAGTTTCCCCTGTAGCAAGTAGCTTAGGAGTACAGTTTAGTGATTTGACTGCTGTAGTAGCAACTATGACAGCAAAAGGAACACCTACAAGTGAGACAATGACACAGATGAAAGCTGCATTTAGTGAATTTTCAAAAGGTTCATCAAAGGCTTCTAAAGAATTTAAAGCCGCAACAGGTAAATCGTTTAAAGATTTTATAGCACAAGGCGGAAATTTGCAGACTGCTATGCAGGCACTGGACCAACATGCACAAAAAAGTGGTAAGAATATTAATGAATTTTTTGGAAGTGTTGAAGCAGGGTCATTTGCCTTGTCGGTTACTGGAAAAAATGCTAAAGATTTTGCGGAAAATATGAAAGAAATGCAAAAATCTGATGGTGCAACTGAACAGGCATTTAAACAGATGAATCAAGGAATAGGTCCGACAATGGATCGAATAAAATCTTCTATGGGTAGAGGAATGATAGAGGCAGGACAAGCGATAACTCCAATGGCTACCCAAATGGTTCAAAGTTTTGAAGGGGCTCTTCCAGCAATAGGGACGGCTTTTTCGAGTATAGGACAGTCCTTTATGCCGTTAATTAGCAGCTGGTCAGGTGCAATTAGTGGTTTTTTTCAATCCATACAGGCAAATGCTAGTCAATTTAGTGCATCTTTTCAAGGGCTTGGAAGTGTATTAACTGTTATATTTTCTGGAATTGGAGCTGGAATATCAATATTAGGAGCTGTCTTTAACGCAGTTTTTGCAGTTATTATTAATCTTTTTGGAAGTTTTGCAAGCGCGGCGGGACTTGCTGGAGCACAGGGGCAAACTTTTTCCGCCACTATATCAGGTGCCTTCAGCACAATAGCTAGTGTAGTTGGAGGAGCCTTGCAATTCATAATGCCTCTTTTAGTTGGTTTGGCACAAATAATTGGTACTGTACTTGGAGGTGCAGTAAGAGCGATTACACAAACTTTTTTATTTTTTGGGAATGTTATTTCTAAAGTTGGCGGCTTCTTTAAGAAGTTATTTGGAAAAGATGATGCACAAAAAGCTACTGAAGCAATAAATGAAGTCAAAAAGGGTATGGAGGACTTGAATAACGAAGCATCTAAACCCACTCAAAAACAGGTCGATATAAATGCTCAAATTAACGCTCAAATGGCGCAAATGGGTGCTAACGGTCAATTAGCAGGTATGCAGATGCCACAAATTCCACAGCAGCAACCCATGGCAAATACACAATCGCAGACAGTAAAACTTGATCCAACAGCAAAGGTTCAAATCGACCCAATGTCGCTTTCAGGTGCGCAAATGAAAATAGACCCAAGCGCATTCAATGAAATGCAGATGAAAGTTGATCCTAGTTCATTTGCGAATACCCAAATGAAAATAGATCCCGCGGCTTTTAATAATTTGCAGCAGGCGGTAAGACAATTGAGTTCAGATATTAAAGGAAATCCGCTTGATACAACTAGAAATAGTATTCTAGGAGAAATCAAAGGTCAGATTAGCGCATTGAAAGGTGAAATTGCTTCCACTAGAAGTTCAATTGTTGGAAAGTTAGGAGAAGTTGTAGGAGCAGTAAGGGCTATTAAAATTAATGTTAATGTTCCAGCGGCTCCTAGCGGGGATGCGATAGCGAATAAAATTGCAGCAAGTTTGCAGAAAGGATAGGTTATGGGACTACTGGATTATAAAATATTTATTAAATTTGACGAGAATGTTGATTATAAGGAGCTGGAATTTTTAGGGAATAAATCATTTAACACAATGGATTTTTTATCCCAAAAACTTGGTGACAACAATTTCATTGAAAAAGCGAAAGGAATGTTAGCTAGTGGTTTGAATGATTTAAAAGGAAAAGTTGACAGTATAGCAGGTGGAAATGCCTTGTTTTCACAAATAAATAGTAAGATATCAGAATTAAAAGAATTTTATCTTTTTCCAGTTCCGCCTAGTGAGATGAAATTTAAAAGTATCGGTGGATGGGAAAGTATAGATACCGTAAATGGCATATTAAAACTTAAAAATAAGAAGAAATTACAGTCTCTAGCTTTTAGTTCTTTTATTCCGGAACAAAAATATAAATTTGCGGCACACCATTTGCTTGACCCGTTTACAACATTCCTGTTATTTAAATCACTGGAAATATCTGATAAGCCGATACGGGTTATTTTAGTAGGGAAATTAGGGAAAGGGACTCTTAGTTCTATTTTAAATCCTGTTGACTTGAATTTTCTTGCAACTGTGAATAAATTTGAGTGCAGTTTTGACGCTATCGGAACACTAAATTTTGATATTGAATTTGAAGAGTTTCCAGAGTTTTCGGATATAGAAGAAGCTGAGGTGACTGAAGAAAAATTATTTTACAAGGTAAGTGGTAAAGATGAAAATAATAGTAACTGATCCGAACAGTAAAAGATATGATTTGACAAGCATTGTAAAAGATAATATTCAGTTATCAAGCAGTATCGACAATATTACAGCACAAATGGAGTTTGAACTCGCTTACAATTATAGGGAAGATATGCCATATCACACGATTGATTTGGATGAAGGAGCTTATTTTGTGGAACTTTATGACAATATGGAAACTCTGATATTTCAAGGGATAATTCCTAAAATTAGTGTAAACAGCAAGGCTCCTAAATTTACAGCTTATGACCCAGCTTTTTATATTTCAAGAATATCTGAAATATTTCAATTTGATAATTTAGAAGCGGACAAATGTATAAAAAAGATGTTAAATGAATTTGATATGCCTGTTGGAACTATCGAACCCTGCAGCGTGAAAATTGATGAATATTATTACAAGGAAAGTATCGCCGATATCATTAAAAAAATAATAGAAACTATAAAAGAAGATTCCGAGGAAAATTGGTATTTTTATTTTGCAGATAATGCTTTTCATTTTGTTAAACGAAATAGCGACAAATATTTAGACGGTAAAATACAGCCTAAGGAATATAAA